TTGCTTGATCGTGCGTCCAATCTTCAGGCGCTCTTGCAATTTCTATTGTTTTCCAACCCAACCTTTTCGCTGCCTCTAAAGTTCCATTACCAGCGATAACAATGTCACTCCAAACAACTAGGGGTCTCCTTTGCCCAAAAGACTTCAGGCTTCCAGCGATAGCCTCAATATTTTTTTCTGAATGTATCCGTGCGTTCTCTGGATCACTTTTTATTGACTCTATCTTTACTTTTTCAGTGCTCATTCTTTTCTCCTGATTCTGTAATCCTTTTAACAGTATTGGGCGTTACCCCAGTTTCTTTACCAATCGCGTACATGCTCCAGCCGCGACTCATCATGTCCTGAACCCTTCGTTTCCTGTCGGCTGCGAGAGCATTATTGCGTTGCAAGTTTTTCGCGATTGTTTGGTTGATGTCTTTTAGGATGTCTAACTCGGCGCGTTCTGTCATATCTGCTTGACGGTATGGTCTAGGCATTACTTTTCTTCCCCTTCGATGATTAGTTCTAATGAGTTCTTTCCACGTTTGCATGGCAAGAAAATTATTTTTGGTAGGTAATCTCCCGAATCGTCAGGTATTACTCCAGCATCAACGATCCCGTCAATGGCTGCCTTAACAGAGGGATTACACGCGGCGGTGTCTTGTAGTTTTCCACGTTGCTGATATGGCTGAACAGTGACGTTCATAGATTTTAGTGGGGGGATAACTCCGGTGACTGATTCTTTTGCCATGCTCCTCCACTTTTTTGTGTTCTCAGCCCTCACCCACCTGTTACCCGCCCGTTCTTTGTTCGTGGTTATTGGTTGTTCTAGGAACGTGAGAACGTACTTCATAGTGAAATATCTTAGCATGGTTGCTTGCCGCCCTCGTTATCCAACATGCACAAACCAAAGCCAAATATCTGGACAGGCACTTCGGAAGATATTTCCCAAGTGTGCACAAGCAACCCAACTTCATAGGACTTGGTGCGGTTCGACTCGACCCATCCGTGGCAGCCATCAGTACCAGAGCCACAAAGTAGCAGGAGGTTCGCTGCCTTGTTTGCTAACAGATCCTTCGACCCACCCATTCCACGAGGCTTTCTGTGGTGAATAGACCATCTAAGGGAAGATTGTGTTCCGCAATGCTCGCAAGCCCAGCCAGCCCTATTCTTTACAAGGCTAACGGCTTCTTCACTCATTTTTTGTTTAACCATTACAAGCGACCTATATTTTTCATATTCTCCCGAAACCACTCTGGCATAGGGGTCGCTGATGCGGGATCTATCTGTGTCGTTGTGTTTCTTTCTTTGTTTCGCAACCAAGCCTCGTTGATGAAACCTGCACTTAATCGTTTGGGTTCTGCCTTGCGGAAGTAATCAACTAGGTAATCTCTAGCCCAGTTGGAGTCTATGTCTGTGTACAGAACATCGTTCCAAGCCATTACGGTTAATTCGTCTACTACTAGGTAATTGTCGTGACGAGAAACCCATTCCAGCATTGCTGTTACCTCTACTAGGTTCATCTGTCTATCTCTTTCTGTTCGATTGTTTCTAGTCGTTTAATATCTTCTTGCTGTCTCGCCCAGTCAATCATTGTTTGTGTCTTAGCCATTCGCCTATCACCAGAAGTGTTAGAGGATCTTGCGGGTAGGGGTTCGTCATCCCATCGGCCGTTGTTTAACCAAGTTTTTGCATGTAACGTGTACTGAGGTATTCGGTTAGGGTCGTCACGGTAATCTGTCACCGATTTCTGTAAGACTAGCCAACTAACTTTTTTAATTGCTTTACTGAAGGATTTCTTTGCTGATGCTTTATCGCTTTTTCTTGGGTAGATAGACCAGAACTGTTCGAACAAGTCGGCTTCACCTTCTTGCACTACTTCTTGTACTTCTTCTTGAAGTAAGTTGTACAACGTCCCGTTATGCGCTGTTCCATCGTCCTCTTTCGGGTTCTCTACATAAGCCCGTTTGGTATCTATGCTTGCGTCCATAATGACTCTGTAATAATTCGTTCGGTCGTAACTACCAAATTGGTTTATCTCTAGGTAGCCTCTTTCCTTTAGTTTGTTTACCAGCCGTCTCGCTTGCTTGCGACTGATACCTATCTCTTCGGAAAGTTCTTCGAGGTTTACTGAATACCAGTAATACCCTTCTGTATACACAGAGTCTTTCGATCCCGAACGGAAATGAATATGCTGTAAAACTGCGGCAGCAGATACGTCACCCCCTAGTTCTTTTACCAGACTGGGAAATACTGCCACAAATGGTTCGTCGAATAGTAACTGCTTCACTGGTACCCCTTCTATATGGCGATTTGCAGGCCTTGAGAGAGTCTCTAGGGGTTTTCTCTAGTAATTACGCTTAGAACCCAAGAGACTCGCTCAAATCGCCTTTATTTTTCGTTATTCGACCTGATTCGCTCCGCAGCGGCGTGGTAAGCCAATCGCAGGCTCTCGCGTGTAATTGTGCCCAGATCGCAGTCAGATATTTCTGCACCTAAATCGTTCAGATCTTCTTGCGTAAGTGCTGCTTGAAAAGCCTTTATGAAAGACTCTTTCTTGTCGTCGTCCTCGTGCACCTGACCAACAACATCACCAACAGTGGGTTTTAACGAACCATTGTTGTATAGAGATAAACCAAACTGGTCACCTAGATTAACCGCGCAACGCTTGAAGGCTTGGGACTCTGCGGTCTTAATAGCCATGTCGTGCGCGTCACCCCTAACAGGGTTAAGGGCATCACCCGCAGCCCACTCGCTGTAACTACTACTGCCGACAGTAAGAGTTGCCCTACAACGGTAGCCAACAGACCATCTCTTCTTGCTGGGCTGCTTGGGATTATCTACTTCTTCCTCGAACACGAGTTGCATTTCTTCGCTGTGTAGTGACCATTCGCCGAAGCCAAATATCTTATTCATGGTTCGGCGTACGTCCCAAGCCTCTACATGGGAGAAGCCCTTACCATCTTTCGATACCCGACCCGGCTGGATCGCCTTCTGTAACTCTGCTACTTGTTCGTCTGTGAAATTGCTATGGTTCTCATTCACCGTCATCATCTTCTCCTAAGTTAGCCATGCTGAGATCGGGTTCTAATATGAAACTGATTCTTTCCGCGACAGGAATTAACCCCGGTACTACTTCCCCTGTCGCTGGGTCAACCATCGAACCGTCACTTGGTACAAATGATTGTTTAACTCTTTTAACATCAGGACGAACCGTGTAGTTAAGGCAATCGTCACGGTTGTTTTCTTGCGCCCATTCGACAAAAGTTGCATTGTCAATATCTACCGAAGGCGGAGTCTGTCTAGACTTTATGCTGCCCGAAGGCGAGTCGAAAGTTTTCTCACCTGCCAACCGCTGCTTCATGGCGAATACTTCTAGATGACCGCGAATAAAATCCAGACTGCTATCTACCTTCGCATTCATTTCTTCTTGCCATGTCTTTATTCGGGTTATTTCTTTGTTCGCCATTTCGTCGTGTCGTTGTTTTTTCTGAATCAACGATGAGTACTTGCGTAAGGCAACATCTGCCTTCTCTGCCGAGTCGATTCGGTAACCCTCTTCGATGCTCATTCTTCCTCCTCTAACCGTAAATAACTTCGCCGAAAATAGCGACCTGCAAAATAGCGTCACCCTCACAAGAGTCGTACTCAAAAGACAACCACTCTGAGCGACCAGTACACGCGTCGCGGTAACCCTTCGCCATGGTGATGCTGAGTGCGCGCTTCAGGTCTTGAACGTCAAGCGTTCGGGTAACAACCCGAGACTTACCGTTGCTGTCACCTTCAGGATTAGCAATGCTAAGAATCACCTTGCCAGCCTTATCCCATGCGGTGTCACCCTTGTAAACAATCTTCGACCACCACTCGTGATTCTCCCAGCCTGAACCGAAGACGGCGTACCAGAGTTCGTCTGTGTCGATCGGAATCGAAACAGTAACCTCGCTACCGTGGTGTGTTTTCTCTTTATTCATTTGATGCCCCTTTCTTTGTTTATGTATGGGATTAACTAGCCGATATGTTCTGGGCTTTGTGGTTCGCCTCGTTCTGTTGCGTTAGTGCCCTAGTGGTCGCTCTAGCCGAAAGATACAAGCCGTTGCTTTGCGTATCTAACTTTTTCTTAGGGTCGTGGTACTTCTTTGCATCTAGCGCAAGTTGGGTGGCTTGGTCTTGATCTAATCGAATCCAGATCTTTTTTCTGCCAACTTTTACTACCTCGTCGGCGCAAGCAAAGGACTCGTCCTCGCGGTGTCTGAGGTTGTAGTCGTTCCAGAACGCCATTGGTAACTTGTAAACTGCCATTGTATTTCCCTTCGTTGGTTTACCTTACTTGTGAATTGTAGCGATACCCTGTCGTAACGCTACATGGGGGGGGTTGTTTATTTTCCCCTTTCTGTTGTCTGACCTCGTCAGCAGCGAAGCAATCGCTGGACGGCTCCCGCCGTTTCGGTCTGTTTACTCACTATCCACTTTGACTACCACACCCTTGTGTGTAATTGGCACCATTACCTGTCGAAAGAAACCATCGGTAATCAAGAGCAGGGGTTCATTAGAACCAATAGGGCCGTAGTGCGGCTGATGGTCTATGTGCAGAACTAAGTCTTTGTCTAAACCCTTGTGCATCAGATAGTTAGTTAGCATGTGGATAAGTTCTACTGTTTGCTCTGGGCTTAGAGATACAGTGGTGTAAGTGGCCACTATGTCCTCTTGGAGGAAATCTTTTCTTTCTAACGTATTCATGGTTCTCTCCCTTTTTTGTTTGGCTGACCTCGTCAGTGAGCGATTAACGCCCAGACACCTCGCGGTGTTTCGGTCTTTAGCGGTACTGAAGACTCATGTCGCTGTCTCTAGAATATGAAGGAAGTTTCGAGGCGACCCCAGACTGTGTTTTGAATGTCTTGCCAGTTGCCACTTCACGCACCACGAAAGGAAACTTTCTGGCTCGCAGGTTTAGCCCGACCATTTGCATTGTCTTACCGTTTTGGTTGAACGTTGCGCCAAGTGCGGCTTGCGGATCTGTGATGCCATATTCCCAAGCAAAGTCTAGGAAGGTTCGGGCTTCGGTGGTGTTGCCGTCTATGCCGTTGTCGTTCATCTCTGGCTTATTGGCGGTGACGGTGAATGTGAAACCATCTCCATACTTGCCAGAAACTTTGCCAACCACCATGCCGTGCTTTTCGAGGACATGTGCGGCGGCCAATTCTAGATCGGCAATAATTGTTCGCGCTTCGGACTTTGTCATTCTTTCCATTTTGTTTTCCTCCTACTTTCCGAATTCGATATGGCAGACAAACCCAAGGTCACAGCCGATGCCGTGCGCGACCGTGTTTTGCATTAACGAATTGTTAATTGTGTATCGGTAGGTGTGCTTACCTTCCTCGTTCGCACCTTCATAACTCCATGTCTCCATAGCGTCGCCTAAGCAATCGGCAAGATCCATTTCGTCGGAGTTGTTGTCCCAGTCAATAGCGATTAGATCGTATGTTTCCATGTTGCTCCTGCGCCTCGCGAGATAACCTACTGGCGAGGCGTCCCAGTCGCTTCGACGCTGCTTAGTGACTGCGTCCATTACGATCCGATTGTTTTCGATTGTATTCATGGCGTTCTCCCTTTATCGTTGGTTGATCTCTTGGGTTAAGCGTAGCATGACCCCCTAGTCATGCTATCAGCGGGGGGGGGGGGTTAAGCGTCAAACCCCCTATTTCTCTAATCTCTTACACCGGGTAAGAACTGTCGATATCTGGCCGTTGTATTCTTCGTGTGATTTGATCGTCCCTTTTATCTCGAAGGTTTCTCCACTCTCCCAAGACTGGCTACCAGTGAACCACTTGAAGCGGTAGCCGTCTGCGGTGAAAGTATTTATGTAGGAGATTCCATAGATTGTCTCGAAGGCGTGAGAGTCCAGAGTTTGTATGGTTAAAGTAATCTTGTCTCCAACCTTCCCAAACTCCTCGTTCTTAATGTCTATACTTGTTGTCGCTTTCTTGATGAGGTCTTTTTCGTAAACCCAAGCCAGAGAAACCACTAAGCCCATATGCTTCGGGTCGAAGTGTCCATCTATCCCGACGCTGAGTACCGCCTTAACGCTTTGCACGTATTCGGTTGTGCCCTGCATATTCTCTGCGAACTGAAAAGCGGCCTTGGCTGCGGCGGGGTCTTTTTCCTCGTCGAAGTCTCTGTGTAGTTGCTTCCACAAAGTGCCCGCCGCCCCTGACGGCATGTCACCAAGATACATTCGCACTAAGTCTTTGGTTGAGGTTTGTTCAGGATCACCAGCGTAGACGTACCCGCGCTGGCGAACTATCGTGGCTGCGGCAAGCATTGCGCCGTATAGTGGATGAAAGGCTTTACCGAATCCATCGTATCCACCAAAGTCTGAGAACTCGTCTGTATTCTCTGCGAACCATGCCACGGGACTTTCATGCCCTAAGTAATCTTTGGCGCAGGACTTACCAACTTGCTTGCGGTCTCCAGCCTCATTTTCGACAATGATTACGGAGTTGCGTTGGCGTTTGATTCCGCAGTGGTCGCAATTACCTTCGGTAAGTTGCTGCCCGTCTACTTGCTCGCTGAGGTTGTAAGGGCTTCTGGATACGATTGGTTGGTTGTTTATCCATTCGACTCTGGCTAGGAATGTCCAGCCGTTGTACTTGGCAGGACTTCCTTCAACGATTAAGTACGTTTGTTCATACACGACGTTGTTTACTGGATTTGTTTCCATTCGGGTTTCGGTAGAGATTTGGTACCCACCAGATAACCCTTTTTTCGTGGCACGTTCCCCGACTCTTTTGGCTTTGCTTACTGTTGTCGCAAGGTCGAGGGCGGGATCTAAAAGAATCTCGCGTTTTGTGTCCATGACTTTCACCCCTTTTCGCTAGTTGATCTATTGGTAGAATCGTAGCATGACCCCCTAATCGTGCTAAAAAGGGGGGGGGTGGTTAAGAAAAAACCCGTTGGGATTAAACAACAGTAAAAATTAGCCTCATTTAGACCCCACCGATATCGCTATTGTGAGGCGCGTCCCCTATTAAGCCATCCGATTACGAATAGCCCTCTCAGTCTCGACCATGTGCAACGTCAACGCGTACCCAATAATGTCCACAACCGTGTCTGCTTTCGGCTTGTGAACTTGTCGGGCGATCTTCATGCCCACCATACAAAGCGAAACCTGCTCAGCAGTTACGTCCGTGTCAAGGATTACCGACCATATGCGGGCTGCCCGATCCAGATTGTCTAGAGGGTGACCGTATTCATTTTGCCGATCACCATTAACCAACTCGGCAGCGTACGCAGCAATGTCTTCTGGCTCCATATTAAACGATTTGGAAGTCTGCGACACGTTGGTCAGGATACATTGCAAACGTAACCGTCCCCGGTTCCGACACTTCACCTGAAGAAAGTTTCCACCAATCAGAGCCTCCATCCATCGCGGGCGACTGAATCCACACACACCCACCCCAATCAGCCACCCTCAAGTGGTGGTAGTGCCCCGTCACCAAAACGTCGGCATCCCCAATGGGTTGTTTCCCTGCCGCTTGCTTCTGCCACCACGTTCTAATCTTTGCTTCAGCCGTTGCACCACCACGACTCATGTGCCCGTGAGTCATGCCAAGAATCCACCCCGCCGACTCCAGTGTCAGCGTTATCGAATCCGAAGGCCAAAAGAACTTGACATGCCCGAAAGTTTCCGGGTTGGCGGCAAGGATTTCTTGCACCATTTCTACTATGGCGAGGTCGTCGTTGTCACTTAGTGATGTGAAGGCTTTCCCGTTCAACCGATTCTCCCCATGGTTACCTGCTACCGAAGCAACATGAACTTCAGTGAAATGCTTCGACCACTCCATTAAAGAATCCAACAATAATCGTCGCGTGACTTTGACTTGATCCCGTCGATCAAGTTCTACACTAAAAGTTTGGGTGGCGTAATGACCCATGCAACCCTCAATAGAATCTCCCGTCCATAGAACGATTAACTTTGCGATGGGTCTACCTATACGCCTTAACTCTTTAACGCGCTGTATAACCCCTTCACGCGCCTCTAAGACCCTCCCAATAGTTCCCTCAAGCCCGTCACCGTCAGACTTCCCGATCTGCCAGTCAGCAAGCGCAACAACAAGAACCCCATCACCGTCATAAATCTTTTTTACTGGTTTCTTTTTTAGTGCCTCTTTGATGAGTGGATCTAAGTCCACCGACTCATTTAAGCGACGAATTACCTTGGCTTTATATTGCCTATTGTTCCCGCCGTCTTCCCCGCCCCAAGAGTTAAACAACACAGGCTCAACAACTTGAAAGTGTTCAGGGTCAAGACCCCAATGCCTAAGAACGTGATCCCACTCCACAGAGCGTTCCTCTGGCAAGGCTTCCGTCGTTATCGTTCCCTGATCCCCAACCCATTCGAGACCCGGCGACCATCTAGTACGACGGGGAGGTTCTGGTTGTTCTTCAAGTGCTTTTAGAAACTCATCTTTCAAAGCCACAACAAAGAACTCCTTTCACTTCAGCCCCAACAGTACACGGTAATGCTAAGATTCTTGATTAACCGCGTGACATCTAGGGCAAACGACACGCCAAGGGGATGAAAGTAATTCAGCCAGCAACTTGTTGCACCGCCAGCAGCGAGGCCTCTCAACAACTTTAGACCCGAAACCGTACTCGTCCATCAGGTGTACTCCTTCCCAACGACACAATCAAGGTTCTGGACAAACTGTGGACGGTTCTGTTCATCAACACCAAGGTAGGTGGGCGACCCCGTGGGCACTGCGGAGTAAAAGAAAACTTTCTCACCCGAAGTGGAAGTCAATAAAAGATTAGAAATGGTTACAGAATTAACTACGGTGCTCATGTTGATTAGTAGCGCAGCGTAACCACCCAGAACACCACGCCCCAGAACCTGAAGGCTAGGCCGCCGCAAGTCTGAGTCGCCACTCGGATCGAAAACCTCAACCCTTGGAGAACCCACGTTCTGGTAAATAGCAAAACATTCCGAAGGGGTCGAAGGTAAAGTGTTTATGTAAAGATCCGAACCAATCGTCAAAGATGTTTCATCAGCGATCCTCTTCGCTATCTGCTCCAACACGATCAACCACCACGCATGTAATACACGATCCGTTTTTTAATGTCTGTCACAAAAGTTGATTTGGCTTTATCAAACGGAATCTTCAGGTAGTGATAAGACTTGCCTGCCCCGTGCCGAGCGTTAGGATTCTCGTGAACAATCTCGGCGTATCCGCTCGCAGCGCCGCCATATGAAACCTCGACAGTTAAACCTTCAGCACTTGACTTTGGCGGGTGAACCTTGCCGCTGTTCTTCAGAGTGGCGGTATCCACAGGAACAATCAAAAGGGACTCGTTGAGGACTTGATTAGCAACAGCGGAAAGTGCCTTCTCCGCTACTGGCTGCAAACCTTTCGCTTCCATTTTTTTGAAGATCGCCTGCAACTTTTCTTCACCGTCGAACTTAACTTCCCAAGCCATTAGCCGTGACCCAGCATCGCAACAAAAGTAACAGTAAACACTGGGTTCTCTTTTGCATCGACTCCCGAATACTGCATACTTCCAGCAGGCTTACAACTAAGGAAATAAGTTGACTCGCCGTTTGTTGCAGTCAGCGTCAAATTACTGAAAGTCAATGCCGTCTCAACAGCCCTCGCCTTAACAAGACCCGTGGTGTAAGTTCCCCTTGCCGCACGGACAGTAACCCTGAAAGTGGGTTGGTCAATCGTGTCAGCGTAAGTACTGCCAAAGACCTCTAGCCCCGCAGAGCCACTGTCAGAATAAAGAGCCACGCAAGCAGCCGGAGACGCGGGCATGTTGTTAATAAAAATGTTCGTGCCAATCGTTCCCAAAGACTGGTCTGCGAGCCTCTTGGCTAACGCTTCAAGTTTGTACAGAGAGGAAGCCACGACTATCCTTTCAAAGCGTCGCCGAAGGTAATCACTTGGTGATGCGAACCTGTGTCGTCTTTCAGAACTTTAACATCAAGAATAGGAACGTAATCGCCAGCGATAGTGATCTTTGAATCCGTGTTTACACTAGGAAGCATCGTTGTGTAAATCTTTCCCGCAGAGACAACTTCACGCCCCGCAGCATCTGTTGTAACATCTTTCGCGTATTGAATCGAACAAACATAACTCGTGCCAGTCCCCGAATGAGAGATTTGTCCGTACTCATCTACACCCGCCGACACAAACATTGTGAAACTGTCAATAAATAAAAGTTCCATCCGGGCGTTTAGGCTCATGTCTTATTGTCCATCTGTCCTAACACGAAGTCAGATCCAGCATTTTCGTTAATCTTCTGGGTAGTCTTAATAATGGCGTTGGAATTAACAATAGGCGCGGCCGGGTCAAGATCCCACTTTGCCTGCTTGAGAACTTTAATCAAAGCAAGGTAAGAAGACATCGCGGAACCAGCACCAGTCGTGAAACTTAACTCGCCCACCTTACGAGTTTCTGAAGCATCATCCGCTGTTCGAGAGATTAAAATTTGAACCGCCGCAATCGCGCTCGTGTATCCGTCCTCGTGAATCGTTATCAGGTAGTCGATCTCCTCGTCCTGGAACAAGGCATCCGCCGACACCGTGTCGTGAATAAGGAACCGTACGAGATCCCGTACGGAATCACCGGGATCACCAGAATAGTTAAACGCCATTACTTGCCTCCAAAGTTTGTTAAAAAAAACGAGAGGGGTGGTAGGGATCACCTACCGACCCCCCTCGCTTAGGGTTTAGCGATTACGAGGCTGCCATAATTCCTACCGCGTCAAGTGCGGCAAGGATCGCCACAATCGCAGTTCGGGATTCAGCATCCTGCGTTGCGCCACCTGTCGGAGCAGCAATAACACTGACAGGATCACCAAGGTCGATTGTTCCCGATGCGGTTACATCAACAACGGTAATATCGTCCAAGGTTGTTGCGCCAGATACGGAGAGCACCTCTGTGGTCAGTTGACCAACGAGTGCCTCTCCTGTGGTTAGTCGGTTCGGCATATTTATCTCCTTAGACTAAGCAACACAAGTGTTGAAGAAGTATCCCAAGTCAGCGCCAACAATCTTGTTATCGAAAGCAAGTTCCGCTTCGATACGAGTTGCCCGCAAGGACTCCAGA